GTTCGTAATGGTGAGCCTGGAGTTGTGTGGATGGATGTATCACGCAAGTATGGTCGTCTTATTGACCCACCTAACAACAAGGATTGGCGTATTGCAGGGTACAACCCATGTGCAGAACAATCACTTGAATCATACGAGTGCTGTACGTTGGTAGAGACATACTTAAATCGCCATGAAGATGTTGAGGACTTTAAGCGCACACTCAAGTTCGCTTACCTCTACGCCAAGACTGTAACTCTCTTGCCTACCCACTGGGAAGAGACTAACGCCATCATGCAACGTAACCGCCGTATTGGAACTTCAATCTCTGGTATCGCTAACTTTGCAGACAACAATGGTTGGACTGTATTGCGTGACTGGCTTAACGGTGGATATGAAGTCGTAAAGAAGTATGACGAGTCTTACTCCGAGTGGCTTGGCATCCGCCAGTCAATCAAGATGACTACAGTCAAGCCTTCAGGCACAGTCTCTATTCTTGCTGGTGAGTCTCCAGGAGTTCACTGGGCTTCAGGTGGAAAGTTCTTTAACAGAGCAATCCGCTTTGCTAACTCTGACCCAATGCTTCCTTTGTTCAAGATGGCTAACTACCGAGTTGAACCTGCCTCTGAATCTCCAGAGACAACATCAGTCGTCTTCTTCCCAATCGAAACGACTGCAAAGAGAGCGGAAAAAGAAGTTTCAGTTCACGAGAAGGTAGCACTTGCAGTTGTTACACAGCGCTATTGGTCAGATAACTCTGTATCTGTAACTGTTACCTTTGACCCTGAGAAGGAGTCAGACTCAATCGCTTCTATCTTGCACATGCACGATGGTCAGTTAAAGACGATTAGTTTCTTGCCTATGGGTAATGCAGTCTATCCACAGATGCCTTACACACAGATTACTGCTGAAGAATATGAGCAAGGTCAGATGACTTTGTTCCCTATTGACTTGTCAGGTGTGTACGCAGGTATGGCTTCAGACGCAATCGGTGAGGCTTATTGCACAACCGATGCATGTGAAGTTAAACTAATTAGAGATAACAAATAGTTATAGAAATGAAGAAGCCCCCTACCTTTTGGTGGGGGGCTTTCTTCTTTAGAAGTTTACTTGTTCTTTGTATTCTTATTGTTAGCCGCTGCGGAACGTTCACGCTTCTTGGCTAGTTGTGCTGCTTTGTTAGCCGAACTCTTATCTTTGCGAGCCTTTGCTTCTCCTTCTGCTTTCTTTGCTGAAGCAATAACTCTTTGAATTGGCTTGTGTTCTACAGAAGAAGTCATGACAACACCACGACGAGTACGAACTTTGATTACATGTTCTTTAGAGTCAGGGTGACGAGCCTCATGGTTGATATCACCATTCTCAAGGTGCTCTTTACTGCCATGAACTGTTGCGTATGCGATTTCGCTTGAAGATGCTTTTGCCATGTGCTAAGGATACAAAAAGTCCCCCTACATCTGGCGCTATAGGGGGACTTATTCTTGTAGTTACTTATTGATAGGGGCTATCTTTACGTAACCAGTCTTCTTGCGGTTTCTAGAACCAGGTAACTTACCCCCAGGTCCTTTATGAGCCGCTTGTCTTGCCGCTAGTGCGGCATCAATCTTCATTTGGTTCTTCTTTGCGCCCATGTGCGCTCCCTTCTGCTATGGCTTTGAGTCTATCACAAAGTAGAAAACCCCACCATTTCTGATGGGGCTTTCTGTGCGCCTGTTATTGCTATGGCTTTTGCTTTTACTTGGGCTACGACTTTTGCACCCTAGAAGGGAAGTGCTTCAACCAAAACTTTACAGCCTTAGTCTTAGTTCCCTTCCATGCGCTCCAATCTTTACCCCCACCGCTCATGTGATAAGCGATTTGGGCATTGACCACAGGGTTGAACAGTTCGGCATTAGAACTTAAACTGAACTTATCCCTTCTTGTATCTCCCAAAGACCCCAGCATGTTTAACTGAAACAACCCATAAGAGTTATCGCCAGTTTTGCGGTTTCCATTGTGGGAGAGGGGATTACCTCGTGATTCTTTCTTTGCGACTGCCCATGCTTCTTTAAGGTCTTGACCCTTGAAGCCAACTGCGCTCAACAACTCAATGAGTTGGGAGTCAGTAAGGCGGTCTGCGTTCACATACTTGGCAAGTATGCGAACTTGGTTCGTCTGTTTAGTTGTTATTGCTTCGGCTTTGGTAGGTGCTACTGCTTCGGTTGTACCGATTGCCACCAGTGCACTAGCCAGTAGTACGAAAATACCGCCTAGCCCCATTGCTTTTAGCCTTGCTTTTGCTTGTGCTTTCTGTATTGCTATTACTTTTGCAGATGCTTTTGCTAAAGAACCTGCTTTTGCTTGTGCTTTCATCTTTCACTCCAAATAGTCATTAACAACCTCGGCTGCCTTTGACTGCTGGTGACGGATTCGGTGCAGATATCTCTCCGTCGTTGTGATTGACTGATGACCTAGACGCTCCTTGACCTCGTGCACATCTATGCCCCCTTTTAGTAAAAGAGTTGCATTAGCGTGTCGTAAATCATGCGTCTTGGGATACCAGCCAATACCTGACATGGTTATGGCTACGTTCCAAGTGGTTCTCCACCTGTCACGAGGTAGATGGCTTTCGCTTTTGCTAAGGCTTTTGCTATTGCTTTGGCTTTCGCTAAGGCTTTTGCTATTGCTTTTGCTTCTGCTAAGGCTTTCTACCTTGCCTTTCTCCTTTCTGTATTGACTGCGGTATTCCTTTACCGCTTGCTTGCATTGATTACACCTACACCCACCTACATTGTACGAGTACGCCGTAGAGTGCTGGAATGTTCTGCTTCCTTTGGTGTAAGGCTTTCCCTTGCTTTCGCTAGGAAGACTTATTCTACCCTCATCTAAGACTAGGTGCTTCGAGAAGACTAATTCGTCTTTTGATAGTGCTTTTGCTTGTACAAACGCTTTAACTTCTGCTATTAGGCTTGCACTCAGCGTTACTGTGCGCTTATGCCCATTTTTTGTGGCGGATACTACTAGGAATCTTTCTCCATCATTTAATTTTTTACCTACATCACTTACGCTTCTTCGGATATAAACTTCTTTAGATTGGAAGTTAAAGTCTTTAACACGCAGTTCTGTGGCTTCCCCAAACCGCACTCCAGAACCTATGAGGAATCTGGCGAATAGTTGTGCGCCTTCTGTGGGTAACTTCTTTATGACCTTCTGAAAGTCTTTAGACTCCAGAGTGTAGGTAGGGTCTGGCTTGGACATGGGTATTCGTATGCGGTGGGTTGGGTTGGTTGGGATTACCTCATCATCAACTGCTTGCCTAAATAGGTAACCTAATGCAGTTTTGAGGTGTGCGATTGTGCTTGGACTTACCCCTTTGGATTGCAGGGAGTCAAACATCTTGCGTATGTCTTGCTTCTTTATGGCTTTGATTTTTTCGCCGCCGATTAGTGGTACGGCATACTTCTTTAGAAGAATCGAATAGTGTCGCTTGGTACTTAGTCGGACATCAGTTCGGGTCATAAGTTGCTCTACATAATTGGCTACTGTTTCTTGGTATTCGGGCAGAACATCTAGTGAACCTTCTTCGGCTAATAGACCTGCTTGCAAGGCTTTAGCCCTGCTACTGAAAGTACCTACCGACTTGGCTCTGCCTGTGTCTGCGCTCTTGTAATAGCCTGTAAAACGGCTTCCACGCTTGACTACATACGCCATATCTCTACCCCCTCTTGGCTAGGGATAGAACAATACCTACTGGTGAGTAACTTAGCAAACCGAGAAATAAAAAAAGGGGGCTAGATTGCCGATTGGCAACCTAGCCCCCTGAGTGCTAACTGGTTAGGCTAAAGAAGTTATGCAACCTTCTTTAGCGACTTGTATTGTTTAGTGCGCTTAACCTTATTGCTTGTGTCTTTATCTTGTAAAGACATTTGGAATCTCCATGAGTTGATTTCTATATGCGTCTTTATTCTGTGACAAGTAGAACAACGAACTACACACTTCTTCATCTCTTTCTTTAGTGCTTCGATAGTGGCATTGTTATTTAACGCCGTACCAATATCAAACTTCTTGCTATGAACATGGTCAAACTCTAGTGCTAACACATTGGCTTCACCGCAGTCAATACAAGGGTTCTTCTTTAGGTACTCGAACACTAGTTGCCTTGCACCTGCGTTTCTAACCGCATGATTGTTCTTTTGGCGTTTAGATACACAAGGCTTGCATTTACCTTCCCAACCTTCTTTGCCATTGGCTTGTGTCTTAGGTTGAAAGGAAGATAGTGGCTTGGCTTTACCGCAACCATTACAAGGTCGTTTGCCCTTTGCTAATAGTTCTTTGCGCCTTGCCATGCGTTTAGAAGAACCCTTACGCAAGATTGCTTGGCACTTTTTGCACCTTGCTCTCTTTCCGTATTGTCCTTCTATGTGTTTATTAAACTGCGATAGTGGTAACGGATAGAAACACCCGATACACACCTTTGTTCTTTTAGCCATGCACCTCTACTTTCTTATTGGCTACGCAGTTGTAGCAAAACCACAACGCAACTTCGTTATGGCTATCTTTAACTTCTTTACCACTTGAATACAAGCCCTGTTGCTGGCAGTTATCGCAAGTTTCAATGCGGTCATTCGGTGTGATACGGCGGAACTCTACATATCCCATAGTCCTTCTTCTCTCTCTAGTGTGTCTAGTTCTTCAATTAGTTCTTCTTCTTGGCACTCTCCGTTACAACACGAATCGCACTCATCACATAGTTCGCAGACATGACCATACTCATCACAAGTTAAACATTGTCTGCAACTATTTTTGCAACACTCTTTGCAGAAGTTACATCTGCAAACATCTTTAGCAATATCTATACTTTCTTTACCGCAAGGTTCGCAAGTGTGTATAGGTATTGTTTCCATTTACTTGTCGCCTTTCATAGCACCTTCGTATTGCTCTATCTGTTCAAGAACAAGTGTTGATACTTGAACATAAGCGTTTGCGTGTGGATAGCAAACCTTCTCTGTTGGTATGCCACCTAACATCATGGCATCAACGCCTGAATAGACCAACTCTGTTTCTTCACAACCTCTTACTATGCACTTCATTTACTTTCCCTCTCCTAGTACCTTGACTTGATAGTCCTTATTGTTGAAGTCCTGCGCTTGCATTAACTCTTGCACCTTATCCATTACAACTTGGTACATACTTTTTGTTGCGGTTACATCATTGTCATTTACTACGACACCGATTTCTGTCGTTAGTTCGATTAGATAGTGCTTGTGTGCCATTTACTTTATCCCCTTAGTTGTTACGAGTATTCCTGTGTTGATAACTGATTGCAGTTCAGGTAAAACTACTTTGTTGAAGTGTTCTTCTGCGTGTGCTAGAACTTCTTTTGGAAGTTGGTCTAGTGTTTCTTGGTCTATCGCTGTAACCCACACTTCTCTTGCTCCCACACGATTGGCTTTCGTAAAGAAGTTTCCACGCAAGTTATTAAGTTGTATTGCACCATCATCATTTAGTTTGTACGACAACCCTGTAAGTCGGAACTTACTTTTGTCTGTATTCGCTACCCAACCATTAGTTGAGTCATAGCGATAGCCGTTCTTACACGCCATGATAGTTAGGTGTTCCATGTCTGCTAAAAGAACATCAAACTCTAATCGTTGCCAACTGCTCACAACTGTTTCTCCCTTTTCAATTAGTGCTTGGCTCATCTGTAATCTCCCTATGTGTTAGTTGTCTGAATACTTTGGATTGACTTTCACTTGTTGTGTATCCATAACGCACGAATCTAAATAACAATGCGCCATGAGTAACACCTAAAGACTTTGCTAAAGAATAAACACTTACACCCTTCTGCGTTTGTTCCCACGCTAACTTAGTGAACTGCTCTGCTTCTGCTCGGTACTTCTTACCTTTGCCACGAACTAACTTGGCTTTGGAATGAAGTTCTTTAAGAACTAAAAGAACATCATCTTCTACCTCTTGTCGTTGCACTTTGTAGATAGGGTCACTAGGTACTTCAGGAATCGGAAGACTATCTACATACTCATTAGGTTCAGACTTCTTTAGGTACTGTTCAATAGCCTGTCGGCTCACCTTGAATACATCTGCGATTGATTGGTAAGTCCAACCTGCTACACACAACCGCTTTGCGTATGCCTTGCGGTCTGTCATTGATAGTGTCTTTAGAAGTTCTGCGGTTTCACTCGGTAGTTCTAAGTGTGACTTCTTTTGCTTTTTTCCTACAACAACTTTTTTAGTTGTCATTTTTTTCTCCTGTATCCCATAAGTGTTCTTCTTCAATAAGTGACTTTGTGTAAGCAAGTAAATCTTCTTTATCTGCTCTCATACTTTCGTCTAACGCTTTGCGTAATTCATTACCAATAGGCAGGTCTAGTGCGCCTATCTCGAACTCACTAGCAACTTGTTTCCACACGCTATCGGTAAGCAAGTGTTCTTCGTTGTCAATGTAACCTGCCATAGTTTCTTTATCCCACACAACCATTACTAATTCATCATCAGGGTTCATGGTGCTAAAGATTTTGATTGCTTCTTTAACCTTCACTTGTTACTCCTTCCGTATCCCATAGTTCTTCATCATCAACTGCGTTGTTACTCTCTGCAACTAATTCATTTATAGTGTCGTTACATGTATCTCTAAAGGTTTCGTTAAATCGTTCCCATAAAGAATCATCATTGTCTATACCATTAGCAACTGCCTTTAAGTTTTCGTCAGTTACATACTGGGTTACTTGTATTGGGTTTCCCTTAGTATCTTCAAGTTCTAAATCTTCCCAATTATTTTTCATATCTTCTTTTGTAATATAACTAAACCAAACTTCATCATCAGGGTTCATGGCAGAAAAAATCTCTGCAACTTTACTTGCCTTCATTCTTTAACCTTCCTCTCCTGTATCCCAACCACATTCGGAACATGACCAATTACCTTCTTCGGTCATGCTTTCGTAAGTAATCTTTGCACCACACTCTTTGCACCTCATTGTTTCCACAACTCCGTTTCTAGTTCTTCCGCTTCTTCTTTGTCTGCCCATGCGTGGCTTTCAGGGTTGCACTTACGGCACAACCCATCAAGCAATTCTCCGTAATCATCACCACACATCTCACACATATCTAACATGACTAACCTTCTTTAGTGATAACGCTTTGCACATATTGGCCCGATACCACCTGCAACACTCTTTAATACTGTGAGTGTGCGACCACAATGGCAACATATTCCTGTCTGTGCAGAATACTTAATCGCTTGGTCAAGTGTTAAGCGATTAGTTTCATCTACCTTTTCAAGAACATTCTTTTCAACTTCTTTATCGTTGCGTTGATACTTCTTAGCGTTATCGTCATACGACCACACTTGCCACTTCTTACTCTCTTGACCTAAGCGAATTGAGTAAATAGTTTCATCAAGAAGATACGCACCTACTTCACTAATCTTGATTACAACTTCTTTAACCTTTGCAACCTTTAGTGAATTGATAATTGCAGATACATCACCACGACTAAGTTGCTCTAAAGAATTAACACTTTTTGATTGCAACACATTCGCTAGTAACTCCTGACCACCTTCTTTAGAAGTTACTAGTGATTGTGCAAACTGCACTTGTCGTTCTGTTGGTGGGATAACAACACCTGCCTTGTTGTCACAACTAAGTAACGCATTGATAATCTCCCCTGCTCCCTGCACATTGAGGTCGTTGATATTGAAGTTGTTGTAACTGTGATTTTTTGTTGCGAGCAACTGTTCAATAAACTTCTTTTGCTTATCACTTGCGTATCGCACTTGGTACTCCCCGTATCCGTTAGCACCTTTGCTACCGCCTTTTCTATGTGTTGTTGTGTTAGACATTTTGTAGTTCTCCTTCTGTTGTATCGGTGAATAAACCTGTTGAGAATTGCACTTGCTTCTTTACATATTCATTGTTTGCTTTGCGGTCTGCATTTTTAATATCACGATATTGTTTTGCAGTTATCTTTTCCAACTTAACAACTTCCCACTCACGATTAGTTTCGTAAGTAGAACCTTGTGCAATAGACTTCTTTTGCCAATTACGATTATTAGTTGCCTGTCGCTTTGCAAGTTGCTCGCTACCATGAAAGGTTGCCCAACTAAGTTCATTGGGATAGTTGATACTAGTCATTACAACTGCAAACGAATACCTATCGTCATGGCTACCACGCAACGCCTGTGCGCCATTAGTTGCTACTGCATGATAGTAAGTGCGTGGTCTGTGTGCGTAACTTGTATTAGCGTTTAATAAATCTTGACCCATTTAATTTACCTTCCGTTCTACATTGTTCTTTAGGTGTGCAAGTAAATCGCTAACAAGGTGTGCGCTTGCACGATAGCCACCTTGTTCTAGTCGTGACTTCTCCTTACCGATTGAGATAAGAAGAAGTGAATACTGTTCATCTGTTAGTTCGATACGCATTAGTTATCCGCCCCTGCATAAGAGAGTTCGATTAACTTCTCGAACTCTGCAAGTGAGATTTTTACAACTGCCTTGAAGTCTAAGTCGTAACCTTCTGTATCAACTTCAACACTTGCGTCACTACCTAGAAGTTCTTTAGCGGTTGCGATTACTGAATTGCGTGAGCGTTCTGCTTCGTTAGCAACTGCCTTCTTATGGGTCATTACTTTTTCGTACTGTTCTCTGCGTAGGCGGTCTGCTTCTTCTTCTGCACTCTTAGCCTGTGTCCACTTAGGTTCTAGTACGGAATAAGGTGCAACAATGTCTGCGAGTCGTGAAGTCCAATAGATAGTTTTGCCGTTGTTATCAACTGCACTTACGAGAACACCTACTGAACGATTACCTGCGGTTGCCTTTGTAAAGTCTGTGTCACTTAACTTGCGATTGCTAGGTTCGTACTCGTACTTGTCTAGTGAGAGAAGTGTTGCCTTAACTACATCACTCTCTCGAACTGTATCTACATCTCTTGCAGAACGATTGTTGTATGTCCATGACGGAACGATTGCGTACTCTGTACCGATTGTAAGTTCTGATAGTTTCACTTGTATTACTCCTTGTTAGTGTGCGGATATTTTTTGTTGCGGTGGCAGACTTCTTTATCTGCCACCGCATTACTTCTTTATCGTGTAACTAGATTGCGCTGGATAGCAAGTCGCACTAGGTCACGACCTAATACGAGAATGTCTTTTGCAGACTTGATATGAGTTAGCAACTCGAATGAGTGGCGATAACTTTCGATTACTTCTGTGCGCTCTTGGTACTGTGATAGATACGCTTGGCAAGTAAGAACACCTGATTGCCTCATGTCATCAACCGCTTGTTCTCCTGCTTTGGTATCCCATGCGCCGTCAGTAATCATGAATAGAATCTTGATTGGCTTATCAGTTTCAGCAAGAACACGCTTTGCATACATGATTGCACTTTCGGGATTAGTGCCACCACTTGCACCGCCGTCACGAATTGATACACCTGCTTTTTCATCTGCACTATAAAGAAGTTCGGCAGAGTAATCGAATGTAACAACTGTTGTTCTTGCTTCTACTTTTTCTAGTGCAGACTTGATAGCCCACATGGACTTGTACGCTTCATCAGCATTAACGCCTGACATTGAACCTGACTTGTCTAAAAGAATAACTGCTTCGATTGCAGTTACATCAGACTTGCCTTCATGCCATTCGTCAAAACAAGTATCGAAGTCTTCACCTTGAAGATAACGATTAACATTCAAGCGACCTGTATCAACTTCTGTTTCCCATGCTGGTTCGTAGTTAGCACGAAGTCGCTCTAACTCTTTACCAAACGCCTTAGCAACTAACACTAAATCGGCTGGACACTTTACATCTGTGTAACGAGCCTTCTGTGGTGTTGTTGCATTACCGCCGTCAAGGTCAAGATTGATACCTAGTTGCTTTGCTATCTGATTAACTTCTTTAGCAAGTTCTTTTGTAATATCGTCAATGACATTGTTAAGCACTTCTGTCACTTGAAGATTATCTCCTGTTGTACCTGCTTCATTACCGACATGAGATTTAGAACCTGCTTCTTCGTAATCACTTCCGTAATCAACATCATCACTATCGTCTTTATCAAACTCTAGTTCGTCAAAAGAAAGTTCTTCATAATCAGAACCACCTTCTGAATCTGATTTATCTTGTGACTTGTTGTTACTTGGTGTTGTACCTTCTTTAGCACTTGCAGGTACATCATCTTCGCTATCAACATCAATGACGATTACCTTGCGCTTTGGTCGGTTGGTGTCTGACTTATCTACACCTGCTTTTTTCTGATTGCGTTCTTGTTCATCACGCTTTGCAGGTCGTGTGCTACTGCTCTCCCAACCTTCTGTTGGTCGGTGATTGTGTCCGTTAGGATTTTTAATTCGATACACAACTGTTGTACCGCCTTCGCCTTCACCTTCGCCGTTAGGGTCTTGTGGCAACTTAGGAAGATTATCTAACAAGTCATTGAACGCTTGGATAAGTTCTTTTGCTCGTTCGATAGTTTCTGACTTTGCACCTTCGTAAATAATTCCAATGTATTCATCAACAATATCGAACAATGAATCAATATCGTCAGGACACTTGTAATTATCTACTGCTAACTGTCGCAAGTTGTCGGGAAGATACCTACGACCTGTAACAAGTGGGAACGCAGTTTCGATTGCAGATTGGTCGTTAAGAAGATAATCAGTAATCGTTGCAGTAAGCCAACTTGCAGTTG